ATTAACACCGCCACCTGCAGTTGCACGTGCTATATCTACTGATACTTGTTTTCGTGCATCTGTTGTAAATGTATCTTTTATTTTACTGCCAATATAACCCCCTCTTGCTTTAACCGTCTTCTCGGCTAACTGTATTTCAGTTCTCCCACTTATTCTTTTAATATCTAGTTGTTTCTGTAAGTTACTAATAGATACTCCTTGTGATTTTTCATAAATTTTTGCATCTTCTGCTAATCTCTTATTAAGATCTTTTGTAGCTTTAAGCTCTTGAACTTTCGCAGCATACGCTGCCCTTTCTTTTTTATTTCTTTTTTCTCCAAAATTTGCAATATCTGCCTGAAGAGCTTCTTGGTCTTTTAGATTATCTGCTATGCTCTTTTGAAGATCATTATAATCTTCTACTCTCTTTAATTCCTCTTTGCTAAGCTTGCCCATAGCTTTTAGCAACATCATAGCCTGCTTATCTAGTTCTGTACTTTCTAGTTTTTTGCGTTTAATACTACTCCAGGTGAGATCCTCAGCCTGCAAAGCTTTCACTCTACTCAGGTCCCATGCCTCATTAAGCCTTTCTTCTGTGGATTTTGATTGATTATCAGCCATACTAAATTAACTATTATATAAATAAATAGTTACTTACCTCTTTTTTACCTTAGAAGTGTAAGTAGGAGTGTCGTTTGGAGATTGAATGTTGGGTTTAGAGATTAAAGGTTTATCAGCAGTCACTAGTTGCTGTTCATTCCTAATTTCTTGAAGCTTCTCTAAATGTTCATTGATAAACTTGATATTAAGCCTTCTCTCCCTGATAGGCATATCCATGACCTCAGACCAAGAAAAGCCTCCACCACCATGGTAGGTAAGTTCAAAAACCTCTCTTTTATAGATGGATCTATACTCAGGTCCCGGGAAAAAAAAATTCCGCCGTTAAAGGCAAACTTTGTTCAATTTCTTTACCATTTGATAGGGTAAAATTGACTGTGAGATCAATATCTGGAGATATACTTGCGATATAGGATCGCAGTGGATTAGAATCTTTGGCTATTAAGTAGTTGTCTACAAAATCTCTAACATCTTTAGGTTCATAGTTACCATTTACTGATAGGATTTGTTTCTTTAATCGAGATGTAATCTCTCCTACAGCAATGTTGGCTTTCTTTAAACCCTTTGCTTCTGCTTCAATTGCTTTTTCATCACCTACTGTAAGTAATTTAAAAGTTACAGTGTTTTTAGATTGAGGCAGAACAAAAGTAAATTCATTCTTATTATTATATAGAGAATAATCTACTTCTTTATTTTTTAATTCATTTAAATCAATGTTGATAGTTTCTTTAGTCTCTGATTCTGAATCAAAATACTCAAAACTATAGGCAGCACCATAGGCTAGAATCCTAGCTGCAATTAATAAAGAGTTTCTATCACCTAATAGTAAATCTTCATATTTAATAGGGGATTTAATAATAGACTGTAACATCTTTTCAATTGCTATACCCTGTCTTAGTAAATTAACATTGGTAAGGATATCTTCCTCTCTAGCTGTCATGTACTTCATCTCTACTGTACCAGAAGAGAGAGGATTACTGATGTCATAAACTTTACCTTGAGAAGGTAATTCAATATTTTCAGTAGGTAGTGTGAACTTCTCTGCCATAATCTTTATTTTGTTATATATTAATAAATATATAGAGACTCACTTTTTATACCCTATTTGTTAAAAATTTCTCGAATAAGTTGAATACCCATTCCAATAATATCAGATGCAATACATGCATAAACAGTCATTGCAACTGCAGAAAATACAAGGGCATACTTAAAGTAGGTATAAAAATCTTCCCACTGAACATGCATAGGTGTCATTAAAGAGAGTATCTGAATGGTAATAGCTATACCTGCAGCCATTATAATAACTCCTAGTATTATACACAGAATGGTCCCTATTATCATTAAGGGTACCCAAAAGATTCTGATTAAAATACCTAATAAAACTACGACGATTGTGTAAATTAAGAATGTTGACATGTTTATAACTTTTATTTTTAATAATAACTAAATATAACTAGTACTTTTCAGTCTACCAACTTTTTGACATAAAAAAAACCACTTTTTTAAGGTGGCTTTTCTTAATATGTTGAGAATCAATGTACTCTAATAATTTAATATGCAATAATCCATTCCTATACCTAATTCAATTGTAATTGCATCTTGGTTTGACCAATCATAAGAACCAAAGTTTGATGTCTTAATGAAGGCTCCTTTAATAATCCACTCTGATACTACATCACCTACTGGACCTAAGATTGATAAGTTTAAATCTTTCTTATAGAAGTCAGAATAACCATCTCTTCCTGTTACAGATTCATGTGATAATCGAATCCACTCCATTACAGCTTGTTGACCAGAAGGAGAGATTGGATTGTATAAATTTAAGGTCATATCTTGCCACTCTGCCTTACCCTTAATCTTGCGGTAAACGTTGATATGGTCAATCTTTACTTCATTTAAGTTGATGTTTGGTGCAGTTGCACTTTTGATCATAAATGAAGGAATACCGTCTATATACATAATAAACCGATTCTGAACTGTTGGTTCAAAGGCGGTGAACATAATCTCATTTGGGTCCAAAATTGGCATCTTATTCTAATTTAATTCTTTTATAAATATCTATGGATACAAAACTTATATGTTCTTACTTGGGTCTGCTTTACCAACTGCACCTCTCATACCCTGTAGTTTCTTATATAATTCTGGGTCTTTAGCTTTTAAGGCATTCTGTAATTTAAGAATACCCATACTGCCTAGGCCTAAACCACCTACACTTGCTATTGTAGTAAGGATATCTTGTACAGTGGTAAGAGCTTCACTCTCTTCTAAGTTCTTGCTTGGGTCTGCCTTACCCACAGCACCATGCAATCCTTGTAAACCTTTGTATAAATCAGGGGCTTTAGCTTTTAATGCATTTTGTAATTTAGCAATACCTAGACTTCCTAGACCTACACCACCTACACCTAATATTGTAGTAAGAATATCTTGTATAGAACCAAGTGCTTCACTTTCTTCTAAGTTCTTACTAGGATCTGCTTTACCAACTACACCTCTCATGTTCTGTAACTTACTATACAATTCTGGATCTTTAGCTTTTAAGGCATTTTGTAATTTAAGAATACCCATACTGCCTAGACCTAAACCTCCTACCCCTACAATTGTAGTAAGGATATCCATTACAGGATTTCCAGTACTCTCTTCCATTCCTTGTGTAGCAAATTTATTCTCTTCCATTGTCTTCCCTTTATTAGTTTTTTTAACTTCAGGAGAAGCAGCTTGAGCTTTTGATTGCTTTGGTTGTTTAACAGCCTCTGTATAAGCACCACCAGACATGTTAGGTTTCTTAGATTCTGCTAGAATCTCTTTAGCAATACTTTCAAATAAATTTTTAGATAAATGTAATCTAACTCTTGTATTATTGTTCATCAAGTGAATTTTTATTGTTTATTACCCGAACGTCACGCCAGTTGGGAGAATGTTAAAATCTAATTGGATATACTCTGCTGTTCTAGTCGGTTGTAAGTAAATAGCTCCTACAAGTAAGTTTCTATCAATTACATCTGGAGTGTTATTAGTTTCATCCATTACTACTCTAAATGCATACAAACCTTGTCTTTGTTGTACATATTCTAAGTAAGGATTAACTTGAGCTAAGAATTTGTTTCTAGTTACAGCAGTATTTTGTTCAAATACTAATGTCTGTGCAATTTGACCAATATATCCTTTTAAAGCAATTAGTAATCTTCTAACATTTACTCTGTCTAAAGCAGAAGCCTTAGCTTGTAAAGTCTTTTGACCATATACTACTGTACCTTGACCTGGGAATACTGCAATTGGGTTAACCTTAGCTGTATATAAAGTATTTCTTTGTGATACTGTTAATCTTCTTTCTGGTTGAATTACTGTTGGTAAACCTCCTCTGTTAAGACCTGCAGGTGCAAACCACTCAGCAGATACTTTATCATTGTATTCATAAACAGCAGGGATAATTACTGAAGCAGGTACAAAATGTAATCTTCCAGTTTCAGTTGATCTTACTTGAACCCAAGGCCAATAAGTAGCACCATAAGAGTTATCATAAGATTGTGCTGCAGTTGATACTGAGCTAATAGATTGACCATATCCAACCATATCCACTACTGCAATAGCATCACCTCTGTTTTGTACAGTTGATAATAAAGCACTAATTTGTGAAGGTGAATTCTGATAAGATAAACCAGGGGTGTAAATTGAATTATACACATAGTCGTCTTGATTAGCTAGTAAGTTAATGGCTTTATCATAATCAGCAGCAAATATACCTTGAATATTAGTTGCTGGATTAGTTATATCAGATGCTACTGTTGGGATTTGCTCATACATGTTTAATGGAGCTTGACCATAACAGCCATATAAAGGACCATCTGCACCACCAAAAGTACCATTAGCAGATCCACTACCATTTTGAGGAATAGAAGCTGTATATTGAGATTGTGCTCTACCTTGTGGATTTAAGTAGTTAGGAGTTGGTGTGTATACATTACTTACTCTAACATAGTTAGAAGCATTAGGATAACTACCAGTAATTTGTAAATAAGCTTGACCACTACCATCTGTTAATACATTCTGTGTTTGATCACCAATTACATATGCAATATAGTTATTTTGGTTAGGATCTAATGATAAGTTAGTCCAAGTTTCTAATACTGATTGATTTTGTGTATAGTCATTACCAGCTCTAATAAGTAAGGTAAAATATCCAGAAGCAGTATCAGCTTGTGTAACTTGCCATCTAACATTATTAGAAGAACCTGAAGGTAATAGGCCATTTGAAGCTGAGATAGCTCCTTGATTATTATTCATTACTGTACCTACAGATAGAGTCTCTAATTGAAAAGAACCTAAAGTATTTCCAGGTATGTTATTAGTAATTACAGAAGAAGTTGCTGCTGTATAAGAACCACTAGCTGCTCTTGTCACTAACAGGGAAGTACCTCCTTGTTGGAAGTAGTTATAAGCTGCTTGAGAAGTCATGTATTCATGAGTATTACCTCCAGAAATGAAGGTAGTACCAAACTTAGCTTTATACTGTGAGTATGAAGTTACTAGAGTTGGAATATTTTGTCTACCAACTACTGTAGGACCTACTAAAGCTGCTCCTACTGTAATAGGACCTGTTGTTATTTGAGAAATGTCGTTTTCTCTAAGGAAAACCCCTGGACTAATTAGTGCTTCTGCCATTTTGATGATTTATTTCTACTAATAAATAGCTTGTATTGCTAGCAAAACCTAATTTATTATAGAGGGGCTATCTCACCTGTATCTCCATTAATAGAACCATCTCCATACTTCTGTCCAAAGCCTCTTAAGAGTGTTTTCTCTTTAATAGCATTTTGTTTAATAACCTCATTTAAGGCTTGAATTTCAAAGTCAATTAGAGTTTTTCTATAGTTTAAATCTCCTAAAATTGAAATTGTCTCAAATACATTGTTTCTGATGTCTTGGAACTGCTGTAACTCTTCTGGAGTTAATTTAGCTTTTTCACTCATATTATTTTTTTGTTTTAGCTTTTACTTTTTTGTCATCTTTAACTGCTGGTTTAGCCTGTACTACTACTTTTTCAGTAGGTACTTCCTTACCTGGTTTAACTTTATTTAAAATTTCTTTTTTAGATACTTCTGTACCTTGTTTACTTATTCTGTAACTTGTGTATCCTAGTAATACAATAAAAATAAGAATTAAAATAGATGTCATGTGTTTTAAATTTTGTATATATAAATATCTTAACTTTCCTTAAGAGGAATTTCTTTTTTTAATCCAAAAGTAACCCATCTGTACCAGATCCTTTCATGAATATAGTATTGAATAGGTTTATAAATAAGTTCAGCTATACTAAAGGTGGCTCCAATCTTAATTGAACCACTAATTAACCACATTATAAAGAATCCACCTAGAGTACTAATGACTCTATAGCTAATTGTCTTAGCTAAGTGTCTTTTCTTTTCTACTATCACAGTTTTCCTTCTGATTTTAGTTGTTCTCTAATTTTAGTAGCTGAAATGTCATGGATTTCAGTAGGAGGTACATGTTCTATAACATCATATCCTACTCCTCTACCAATATTTATTGATTCTATATCAGGAATAATAATAATCTTGATTTTCTGTTCAGAAATTAGATCTTTTAGAGATTCTGCAAGATTTAATAGTATCTGATGGGGAGTATAGGGGTTTTTCTCATCAGGTTCTACATCTCTAATACATAATAACACTTTTTTACCCTCATTTAGGGCTTGATCTATCAACCATCTATGTCCTTCATGCCAAATATTCCATCTCCCAATAAACATGGCATATTTTACACTGCTAGTTGATGATTCTACTGCTGTTTTTGCTAAGTACTTTTTCATAAACTTAATTTTTTTACTAGTTTTTTATAAGATTCAAATTCAGTATCATTAGTAGTATCTACATCAATGAAATTTTCAGTAGGTGGTTCATAATCTGCTACATGAAATTGAGTTCTTCCTCTATCTGTAAAAGCATGAACATAGATTTCTTTAATATCATCTCCAAATTTCTCTTTAAAACTATCTCTTTGATCTTTATAAGGTGAAACTAAAGAAACACATACATTATAATTCTTATTATGAAGGAAATGAGCTAAAT